CCAACTGAAACTTAAATAATGCCTCTTTAAGAATATCAACTGGTGTTGAACCTTGATTAGACCCGTACAAATATCCAGATGCTAATATTCTTCCACCAGTATAAGTTCCACCATCAATTTTATATTCCACAGAACTATCAATACCAGCATCGACCCAAGTTCCACCAACAGATGTTCCTGTTGCTCTTACTTGCCAGTTATAAACTGCATTGTTTGTAATACCAAGAATTGAAAGTGCAGTCATAATTACAATTGCATCCAATCTATTTGGCGTTGCTTTAAGACGAATTGATAAAACAGTATAATAAGTTCCTGCAGTTGTTAAATCAACTGGTGTTTGAACAGGTGTTCCTGCTGCTTGCTGCAATCCACGAAGTTCATAACCACCCTCTGAAATTACAGTAGAACAAACTTGTTTTAATGTGCTCGCACTCGTTGTAATTCCAGTATTTGCAATCTCATATCTCAAAGGTAATGATGCTGTTGTGATATAAGTTGTATTGATAAGATTTGCGTGATGGAATGAGTGGCAGTGAATAAACTTACCATCAACTACAAATCCTAGTCTTACCGTTCCAAGTCCCAACCATTCAATATCCATCCACATAATTTGTGCTTTGCTGATATCTAATGTGACACCAGATGGATTGAGATGCCCAGGACCAAGCATCGTATCAACATTCCAACTTGCTTGTGATACTCTTGTTTCTGTTGTAATTCCTGGAACATATGTTCTTTCTACAAAATATAAATTACTTCCATCAAGTTCTAAATACATCCCATTATCTGCACCAAAGTATCCTACTCTTTGACGAAGATTTGATTTTGTTGGATTCATTACAAACGTATTCAATACCTGTAATGATTTTCCTGGTTGATAAGAGAATACTTTTGTAGTTTCTCTGATGATTGATGCGGTGCTTCCAACACCAACAGTCATATTAATCAAACCTTGTGCTGTCGAAAATCCAACTGTTGAACCAGTACCAACAACTAAACCACTCCAAAGATTATTGTCTCTATATCTGTGAGATGAATCAAAGAGAGTGAGTGGAGTAGACATCCTCTGCCTACCAAATGCATCTGTTGCTATTGGTGGTAATTCGATATCAACAGTTCCTGTAACTGGAAATGGATTTGTGGTGCTGACTGGTGAATTATTGAGGTTAATTGATACTTGTCCAGTGGTTCCAATACCTACAGTATTCAGTAATGTAGAAATACCGACTGGAAGATATGGTGTTGTTAATGCACCACTGGTTCCAACTTCAACTATATGGGAATGAATTGGATTTTCTGGTGTACTTGTAACAGTTACTATTCCAGGAATACTAATATCACCATTAATTGTAATACTAGAACTTCCAAGAGATACTGGAAATGGATTGTCAACACTAACTGGTTGACCATCTTTAGTTGCAATATTATTAACTTCAAATAAAGATCTTTCTTGATTTAAATAATCTTGATTTTGTATATTCCACTGTGCCATAAATCAATCAATCCATTCTAATTTTGAGGGGTGGTATCTTTTTGTATTTTTAATATTGAAGTTTTTTTCTTCTGCTGGATAAATTTGATGAACTACAGCACCTGGATATTCACCTTGAAGTTGTTCTCCCAAATCCCTCTTTGAAGGAATTCCATTTTTGGAGACTAAATCAAGTCTATAAAGATTACCCTTCCACATAATATCCGCAGAGTATTCTTCCCCAACTTGTTGTGTTTGTGGTTCTGAATTATTAATATAAAGATTGCCGTTAAAATCTCCAGCAATCGTTACACTTTCTGACAAAAATTGTTTGAAAGATTTCATCTGAAACAATCCATTATATTATATTTAGTATTTACCCTCCACACAGTAATCTGACTTTTTATTTGGTGTATATTCCTTATAACCTTCTTGTGGATTCATCCATCCACAACCAATCAACCACTCCATCGTCATTGGAGTAGGTCTTACCTGTTCCCACAGTGGTCCTTTAGCACACATCTCCAAGTATTTGGCAGTTTGATTTAATTGTTCTTCTGCCCAGTTGGCATCTGCTTCCCAAGGAACAGCACGACTTTGACCCATAGATTCATAAGCAAGTTTAGTCGTCTTCATCACCCAAGCAGGAATCTCAGAATCTTGATGAACTTGTGCCATAAAAGATGTTTTCAATCCACCACCCATACAATCCTGAACAGTGTGCCATCCTTCATGTCTTAGAGTTCCCAGAAACTCTCTAGGGTCTTGAATAAGACTTTCGTTAATGAAGAAACGATTATATTCTGGTTTATATAAACCTATCGTTCTTGGTGTAAAGTATCTACTAGGACCAACATAAACTGGGACATCCAATTTGTTGAGTGCTACTAGAATAGATTTGATTTCGGATCGAAAGGTATCAAACTCTTTACCAGATAAAAATGCAGATTCTGGTGTAAGTTGTTCGACTCCTTCTGTACATTCTCTGAGTATCATACAACCCATCGCTGCAAGGCTGTATGCTGGAACTGTTGGTTGTTTCTTTTCTAATGAACTAGCAAATGCGGGAAATGCCAGAGTTAATGATAAACCAAATGCTGCAAAGAGTTTCTTCATTCTCTTCCCTCTTGTTTATGTATCCAGACCTTCAAATCTTTTACATATTTTCTTAATATTTCTGCTTGTGATAAGTGCCAGTCATCTCCCGATTTAATATATGCCTTGATGTGTTCATCGACAGCATCAAGGCACTTTTTAATTACAGGATTCCAGGGTTCCCGAATTGGAGTATTCCATTCGCGTGGCATAATACCTCATAAATCATTTTTTCTTACCACCATTCTTTGCCTTTTTAGCAGTAGCATTACCCTGGTTCTGCTTGGATTGTTTTCCTCCAGCAGAACCTTTCTTACCTTTATTAGCAGACTTGGACATTATGCTCCTGTGCGGGGTTGAACGTAACCTTCACCATCTTCCACCTTAGTTTCAAGTGCTTCAACTCTTGCTTCAAGAGTTTCTGGTGCTTCTGGTTCTGGTGGAGCAGCAGCAACTACTTCTTCCCTACGTGGTTCCTCTTTTTGGTCATCATCATCTCCACCTTTCTTCATGGTGTTAATTCCAAAGGTTGCAGCGGAGGCAGTAAAAACGGTTGCGATAAAAGTTGGATCCATTTTAGCAAGAAGCCCAGCATACGATGCTGTCAGAAGTGCGGCAGACCAACTCAAAATCGAAATACGAATCAATTGTCCCATAGCGTTTTCCTTTTTCTTTTCCATCAGTCCTGATGATTGATGTACTTCTTATTTAGGTTTTTAGAACTTAAACTTGACTTTTGCAGCAACAGAATTGTTAGTAACTCCATTGTTTACACCATGAGAACCTTCAACAAATAATATTTCTTTATAATCCAGAGAAGCACTTACACCATAAGAACTATCAGTTCCATAAGCACCTTCTACACTGACACCAAATAAATCTTTCTTCTTGCCACCAAAACGAGTTTCTAATTTAAGTCCTGCTTCACCAACATGTGTTGTTTGATTGTGACCATCAACACTTCTAGCAGACTGAATGGAACCAGTTTCATTATATGCATTTCTCTTTACATTTTGAACAGTATAACCAATAAATGGTTTTACTGCTTTATTAAGATGCCAATATAATCGATTAGAAACCCACCACTCAGTTCCAGTTGTTTCACCAGCATTATTAAAGACACCTTCTACATTTCTATTGTACTTATAATTGCTGTTCGCAATCGCAGCATTGGTATTCAGAGTCAGTGTATTACCTCTGAGTTCACTGAATATACCGAAATGGTCTTTGTTCTGTTGTGTGCTTGAGTCAACGCCATTGAGGTTTGTGTTAACTCTATTATACTGAGCACCAAGAGTCCAACCTTTGGTTACATCAAACTCAAACCCACCACCGAAGATTTTAGAATCAGCATTATAACCATCAGCATTATAAGACTGAACAAATCTGTTATTCTCAAATACTCTTAATCTTTGATTACCTGCGGTTGGTTCATGATTCAAAAGTCCATTAATACCATCATTAATTCCATCAAGAACTTCTAACTGATCCACTCTACCAAAGTAAAAATCATAAGAATCTGATACTGCAACATCATTAGAATAAGCATAAGAATATGATGGAGTTCCGTCAATTACGGTTGTTGTTCCATCAGCATAAACAGTTGTGGTAACTGGAGTTGTAGTTGTGGTAGTAACCATTGGAGTGGTTACAGTTGTCACCGTTTGTTTTTTGATTTGTTGTTTTCCACTAGATTCACTTGCTTCAAAATTATATACTTTGGTTGTAACTGCTGGAAGTGTTTGAGAAGCGGCAATCGCAGAAGAAACGGAAGGAGCAATCGTTGATGTATAGTTTAGAACTGTTGCCGTTACTTGCGATGTAGAAGGTCCATTAGACGTTGAACTAGTTACAACTGGCGTTCCATTTGATGTGGTTGTAGAACCATCAGAATATGTGGTGGTTGTAACTGGAGTTGTAGTTGTGGTAGTTGTAGTAACTGGAGTTGTAGTTTCTACAGTATCAGTATAGTTCTGAACTACTCCATATCCATTACCGTCAAGATTGCTTACATTATAAGTAACCTGAGCTGTTACTACAACATTTGAAGTTGATGAAGATGTTGATACCTGATCTGTTGTAGATGTTCCAGTTACTGTTGGAGCAGGTGGTGGTGTTGGAGTTGGAGTTGGAGGTGTGGGTGGGGTTGGATTTACTGTGGGAGCATTTGGATTGTTGGGAGCAACAGCACCAAATGGTTGTCCATTTGCTAATGTAGTTCCTGGTTGACTATCAACTAAAAGAACTGGTGAAAGTGAAGTATCTCCAAGATTAAATACTGCAAATCCTAATAGGTAAGCACCAGTTACATCAACTTGATATGTTGAATTTTGCCATCCAGTAGAACCATAGGTTCCTGTTGAGTAATCTCCTGTTCCTGGATTGGTAAATCCAAGTAGAGCATAGTTCTGAACATAGTTATTGACAGTTACGACTGGAGTAGAACCAGTTCCCTGATAAACAAGAGATGTGATAGAACCATCGTTAAATGGAACATAATCAGTTCCAATGTAGTTCCAAGACATCGTGTAAGTAGTTCCAGCATCAAGATTTACATTTTGAGTTATCCAAGCAGCATTAGTTGGATTGGGATTTCCTAGTCCCGATGCTTGTTGGTCTTGCTGAAGTTTTGTTTTGATTGCTTGATTTTCTGCAGATGTAAGACCTAATGCAGAAGTTGCTGCATCAAATGTTGTTGAACCTGTTGGTTGTAATGCAGCACCAGCAGTTCCATATGGAGAGAATGTCCAAGTTGTTGGTGTTGTTGCTGGGGCATGATATGGATTTGGCGATCCATCTTGAAGAGTAGGACTTCCTACCGCGCCATGAGAAGGAGCATTAAATGTTACTGAACCATTGATTGCGGTGACACCAGTTCCGTTACCAGTGATTGTTCCATTTGTTAGATTTCCTGGTTGAGATCCAACATTCCATCCAGATAGTGTTCCCCCCTCAAAATCTGTACCAGAAATCGTATCCGCAAATGCGGTTGGTGCTCCCATTAAAAGAGCAGACGCTACAGCAAGCGCCTTCTTAGCGTAAGACATAAAAAGTCCTCTATGACTCAGTGTGTACTAAACGAAACAAACTAAAGTTGTTTAAAAGTAAAGTATTCACCAAGTCTCAGAGGACTCGGGGTATGTAGATTCAGACCAGTTAAGATCAAGAATCAGTTATGATTGTAACTATTTATCCTTTTTTCCAAGCTTCACCTTCTGCCTTTCTTCTACGTGCTAAACCTGCTTCCACATTAGAACCAGGATTGCGGTAGAGATAAAGAGCATCGGGAACTAAGTCCCACTCCTTATTCTTCAGGCGTTTAGTAATAGTATTAAAGTTATCACCACCGTAGAAACCAGCGCCGAGATTATAAGCAAAGCTGAGAAGAGCGCCTCTTTTTCCATCTGACATTTCCCCCCAATGTGGAATTTTACGAAGTGCAGGAAGAAACTGGTTCTTGCACTGACTAATCAATAGTTCATCAGCTTCCTGTTGTGTGATTGCATCACCCATCTTAAATGGGGAACCATCTTTCTTACGAGTTGAACCCCATCCGATTGTGATTGGAAGTCCACCAGATAAGGGGTCTGGATATGCCTTTAGATGGCATCCTTCAAACTCTTTAATCAACTTGATGCCCATTTGTGGGACATCATCACCACCAGTTACAGGAGCTGCAGCAGCGGCAGGGTCTGGTGCAGCACTAGTCTTTTTTCCACGATAAATCTCTGCCCAATCTACATTGTCCTCAAGGAACTTAACTGGGAGATTATCTTCTAACCACTGAACTGCTTTAACATGGTTAGGATTCTTCTCGTCATAAAACTTGAAGAAGTTGTGTAAATCAATCCTTGCCATTTGGTCCTCCTACATTTGGAAAATAAATTTGAAACAATTCGTCTGCTTCTTTATGTCGTCCTTGGTTTGTGAGTTTTTTCACTTCTTCCAGAATTTTTTTCTTAAACTCAGTCGAAGATCCTTCCCCACCCATCATTACCTCCTGGGCACCAACGATGCTTGAGAACTGCTTTAGTGTAAATGGTCTTCTTACCATTTGTCACAGGACCAGTATAGTTATCGTTGAGGGAACCATATGGGTCATTAACAAAATATCCTTTACCATCTGGAGTCTTACCGATGACTACACACATGTGTCCACCAGTAGGATTAGATAAAGAACCGCGATGCAGGATACCAATAACAACAGGTTTTCCAGCATCAAGACTCTTATCAATGTCAGCAAAGGAAAGATTGTAACTAAAGTGGGACTTAATACCATAACCTGCGAGGACTTTTGTCTGTACCGCATGGTCAGTCGTGTCGCCAATCGCAAATACCTTTTTAACGTACTCATCGTCGCCTTTGATACTTCCTGGCTTGAGGAAGGCAAGGCACATAGCGCACGATGAACTGTTACAAGTTCTATGTGCATCTCTGTAGTTATCTACTTGATTAAAATATGGAACATCAAGTACTGCTGGAGTTGGTGGTTTAGTTCTGAAGATGCCAATCCAATCAGTCTCTGAATCATCTAGGAATTGAGCAGGTAGGTTATCCTCTAACCACTGCACTGCTGCTACATGATTCGCATTACCATCATCATAAAACTTAAAAAAGTTATGAAGATCTAGAGTCATGGATTATCTCTATAAACACTAACGTATTTATATTTTAGTGTTTGTAAAGATTAATACCGTTCAATTGACATAATTTCAATATCTTCTATTCCTAACGTTTCCGAATCAATCCATTCTTCAAATTCACCAGCAATTGCCATAGCATCTTTAAATTGATTCTCTGTGGGTTTGGTTTTTGTCATTGATTCGATTCGGTCCATTGCCCAATGATAAACATGACCAACAATTTCTTCAGTCGTCGCTTCTACCATAATAATCTTTTCTGTAGTATCTGCTGAGGATGTTGCTATTGTAGTAGGCAGGGGTTCCGTCGTCAAGTCCTTCTGTGAGGACATTATTAAAGAAGAGTTGTCTTGTTTCTTCAAAGTTAGTTTTGCCCTTTGTTTTATGTAATGAGATAATAGTGCGCGTAAAATTCTCCCTACCATACTTTTTCACATCCTCCTTGAGTTCTGGGCACGATCCATAATAGCACTTCCAGTCAGATTCTGCCTTAACTTTTCTAGATTTTCCTCTTGGTGTGCGGAAACTCCAGAAATACTTTCTACCAATATACTTGCGACCAGTCTGACTGCAATCAATACGATATACAAAACCAAAATAATCTTGAATATCACTTGAATCAAATTCCTTTCCATTGTAGATCCAAGGATTCTCATAGTCAACCATTGAGACATTACCTTTTTTGGTATTTAGATAAAAAAAAGACCCCTCATGAGAGGGGTCTTAAACTCATACTCCAGGTTTTTTAACAGGTCTTGAAGGATTATTTAATGGATTTTTTGAAAATCCTGCACGATGATCAACTGGTTTTTTCTGAGCACCACCATAAGTATCTGCTCTTGGGTCTTCACCACGTTCGATTGCACCACGAATACCATGCATCTTCATTGATCTATTTCTAGAATCGCTTCTATACTTTCCATCATCATTAGTTCCCTTTTTAAAAGCATCACTGGCATGTTGTGCTTCCTTTGCCTTCATTTTATCAAGATTAGCACTTTTAAAAGCTTCAATGATTTCATCAATAGTATCAAAGTCAAGTTCGTTTGCCATAATCCATTCTGCATCTTCTAAGGTATCTGCATAACCTTCTACACAAAGATACTCAAGAACGATATCATAAGTATCAAACTCTTCACCCAATTTGGAAGCAACCTTACCAGCACCAGTGGAGACTGCTCTTGCTGCCTTACCTACAGCACTCTTAGCACCTGCTTTTGCTGCACCTGCTGCACCCTTTACATTACGCTTTGCAACTGCTGCCTTATTCTTAACAGATTGTACTGCTCTGTTTTTGACATCAGATGCTGCTTGCTTAGCAGAACGTGCTGCTGCATATCCTGAGACTGCTGCAGATGCTGCCTTTTGCTTTACTTTACCAATTGCAGATTTAATTTTTGATTTAACTCTAGAACCTACATGCTTGACAACTGCAGAGCGAAGTTCACCTCTACCTTTGCTTGACTGAGTTTTAAGACCTGCACCCTTAACTAAATTATGCTTACTTGCATATTTTGCAAGACCAACATGAGACTGCTGCTTAAGTCCCTTTGTAGTCTTCTCAGCAGATCCTTTAGCAGAAATAGCTTTTGTTTTAACTTTCTTAACTGTACTCTTAACTGCACCCTTTACCTTTTCCTTTGCTGCAGAGACTGCTGCTGCTCTCTCAGCACCACGCTTAGATGATGAAGTTGACTTTTGATATGCTCTAGCATCTTTTGATCCAGCAGGAGCATATGGATTAAGTTCCATAATTACTGCTTCAAAAATATCATCTAACTCATCAAGTTCAAGACCTTCTTCTAAAACTTCATAGACAGTTTCTTCAACAATGTCACTGAAATTCTCTTCAGTCAGATCTTCGATACCGTCGTATTCCTCTGAAAGGAATTCTTCAACCAATTCAATTGGTTCATAAATTGCTTGGTATGCTTCAGAAATATTAGTAAAGTTCATATCCCTAGAATTAGATGTTTATTTGTATTTATAAAAAAAGGGAGGTTAACCCTCCCTAGTATCAAAGTTTAAATCCAGTAAAAGTATCTTTATTAACATCCTGTTTAATTCCACCAACAACATAAGATTCAACTTCTGTTTCTTGTGGAGCAACTTGCAATCCTTTTGAAGAAATCCAATGCTGTGTCCAAGGAAGTGGATTGTTCTTTGCAGAAATATCATAAAGAGGTTTAAGACCAATCGATTTCATTCTACGATTAGCAATCCATTCAACATACTGACAAAGAAGTTTATCATTTAATCCAATCATAGAACCATCTTTAAACAAATATTCTGCCCATCTCTTTTCTTCATTTACCGCACGTTCAAACATTTTATAGACCCACTCTTCCTCTTCTTTTGCAATTTGCTTCATCTCAGGGTCATCACCATCTCGCCACTTATTCAAAATATTTTGGGTAATTGCTAAATGTTGGTTTTCGTCTCTTGCGATAAGACTAATAATTTTAGCTGATCCTTCCATAAGCTTAAGCTCACCAAATGCGAAAGAACAAGCAAAGCTAACGTAGAACCTAATACCTTCAAGAATATTGACGTTGGCAACTGCTCTGTAGAGTTTTCGTTTAGCATCTTTGAGTGACTCCTTTGCTGAGTATACACCCTCTAATCGATGTAACCAATCATGTGAAGAACCGTATTGTTGTGCCGCTTGGATAAAGTCATCATATGACTCAGTAACACTCCTAGCACGTTCTAGAATACGTTCGTCTGTGATGATAGCGTCGAATACTTCACTAGGGTCGGAATAAACATTTTTAATAATATATGTGTATGAGCGACTATGAATCATCTCCATGAATCCCCACACTTCCATACATGCTTCCAATTCAGGAAGTGAGCAGTATGGAATAAATGCCATTCCAGGTCCACGACCCTGAACAGAGTCCAACATAATCTGATACTTCAAGTTAGAAGTGTAGATATGCTTTTGTTCAGGGCGTAATGTTTGATAGTCACCACGGTCCTTCTGGAGAGATACCTCTTCAGGTCTCCAGAAGTATCCAAGTTGTTGGGTGGTTAGTTTATCGAAGACTGGATATTTGTATGAATCATATCTCTGGATTCCTAACGGTTGACCAAAAAACATTGGTTGTTTTTTTAATTCTACTTGTTCGGTGTTAAAAACCGTCATTCCTCTGATATTTTGTTTTTTGTCGGTTTCCAGAAAATTAAATTGCATACCTCTATGTCTCCCTAAATTATTTAAACTTAAAAAATGTTATCAAACTCAAATTTTACAACTTTCACAATCTTCCTCTTCAGAAGTTTCTAGAATATCATCAAGAAGATTCTTGACTTTATTATCTATCTTATCTTCAATTTCATCACTCTTCATATCATGAGTGTTCTGATAATAAGAAGTCTTCCAACCATACTTGTAAGTTCTTAAAAAGTCATTTGCCATTACTGAAGTAGGAACTTCATTATCGGGATAATTTTCTGGATTATACGACCAGTTTCCAGAAATCGCTTGATCGAAGAACTTTTGCATAACAGCAACAATATTGATATAACCAGTATTGTCAGGCATATCCCAAAGAAGCGTATAAGCATTCTTAAGTGTTTGATACTGCGGGACAATCTGCTTGAGAGGTCCCTTCTTCGACTTTTTAACGGACAAGTATCCGCGAGGAGGTTCGATTCCATTGGTTGCGTTTGACACAACGGAACTGCTCTCCGATGGCATCTGTGCGGACAGTGTTGAGTGCCTGAGACCGTGAGCCAGGATTGATGCTCTAAGTTCTTCCCAATCATGTTGAAGGTTAATAGATGAAATTTCGTCTACGTCTTTTTTGTATGTATCGATTGGGAGAATACCATCAGCATACTTTGTTCTATTGAAATATGTACAAGAACCTTTTTCTTTTGCTATTTGATTAGATGATTTCAACAAATAGTATTGAAAAGATTCTGACAATCCATGAACTGCATCCCATGCTTCTTGTGAAGAATAATTATATCCAAGTTTTGCCAAATAGTGTGCTAGACCAATATACCCTACACCAAGAGAACGACGCGCCTTCGTGGCGATTTCTGCCGCCTTTACTGGGTATTTCTGATAGTCAATTAACTCCTCAAGTCCTCGAACAGACAAGTCACAAAGTTCTTCAAGTTCTTCATCAGACTTAACTTTTCCAACATTAATGGCAGAAAGAATGCAGAGTGCAATTTCACCTTCACCATCAATGTGTTCAAGAGGGTCTGTTGGAAGAGTAATTTCTTGACACAAGTTACTCATATTCACCTTATCTTTAAAAGATGAATGAGAATTACAATGGTCAATATTCATAATGTAAATACGACCAGTCTCTGCCCTCTCTTTCAAGAGGTCCAGAATGAGTTCTTGAGCTCCAATAGTTTTTCTTGGAACAGACTGATCTCGTTCATAATCCACATACATATCGTCAAATCGATCAGTCCCAAAAGCATCATACAGACCAGGAACGTCGTGCGGGGAGAAGAGGGTAATTTCTCCGTCTTGAATGAATCGTTCATAGAAGAGTTTAGAAATTTGGATACTGTAGTCTAACTTACGAACACGATTATCTTCGGTTCCTTTATTATTTTTTAATACAAGAATGTCCTCTATTTCTTGGTGCCAGATTGGGAAGTGGACAGTTGCTGATCCACCTCGGATGCCATTTTGAGTGCAGCATCGGACAGTTGCCTCAAACTTTTTGAGGAATGGGATAACACCTGTATGAGCAACTTCTCCCCCTCGGATTTTGCTGTTGATGCCACGGATGCGACCTGCGTTGATACCGATTCCCGCCCTTTGTGCAACATACCTGCCGATAGCCATATCAGAAGTAAAGATGCTATCGAGGGTGTCATCAACATCAACAAGAACACAGCTAGCAAATTGTCGAAGTGGAGTTCGCACTCCTGCCATGATAGGTGTGGGAATGTTGATTTTGTGCTTTGAGATTGCGTCATAGTACCTCCTGACATATGACATTCTGGTTTCTTTGGGATACTCTGCAAAGATAGTCAGAGCAATCATCATATACATGAACTGAGGAGTTTCATATACACCTCCACCACTTCTATCCTGCACAAGGTACTTATCAACTACCTGGCGAAGTCCAGCATAAGTGAATAAGAAATCACGAGTATGGTCAATAAAACTATTAACCTTTGCAAATTCCTCTTTAGTATATCTAGAAAGAATATCTTCATCATAGACACCTTTGTTAACGCATTTATCAATATGCTCACTTAAAGTGGGGATATCATGCAGTTTTCCATAAATTGATTTACGAATAGAAAACAAAAGAAGTCTTGCTGCCACATACTGATAATTTGGGTGTTCAAGATCAATCAAGTCAGAAGCAGACCGAATTAAAATTTCTTGAATTTGAGATGTTGTTACACCATCATAAAATTGTATTCCAGATTGAATCTCTACTTGAGATGCAGACACTCCCGCAAGGTCTTTACATGCAAGATCAACCATTACATGCATCTTATCAAGGTTGATTGGTTCAACCTTACCGCTTCTCTTAATTACTTTAATTCCGTTGCTCATATTTTCTTCCAAGTGGTAAATTTAAGTTTTGCTTCTAATCCAGAATAAGTATTTAATTCTATCACGGACTTAACATCAAGTCCAGATAAAACCATATCATTAATATCTTTTTCTTTTATACTAGAGGGCCAGATGACAATTCTTTCTCCTCGTTCAATGGCACGAGCAATGCGGGAGACGATTTCGGCATTACGTGGTTCGTTATCATAGATCCAAACAGGATTGCTAATACCCCACTTACCAAGATCACCATCAGCTCCACAAAGAGCAATCGAGTTTGGAATGAAAGTGGAATCGAACGGACCTTCGGTGACGTAGATAGTTTTGTCTTTTTGTATTTGATTGAGTCCATAAATTTTTGGGGCATCTTCACTAAGCATCACAGTAATATATTTAACAGAGTTTGAACCTAAGGATCTTCCCTGGAATCCAATCAAGTTATTATCAGTATCATACATTGGTATAATAATGCGACTTTCATCTCTACCAATGGTGTCGAACGTAACTTTTTGAGTGTTAGTCCACTCTTTAAATTTGTCAGTGAAATAAAACTTTTCTGGATTAAGTTTTCTATTTTCTAGATACTCTCTGGCAATTGGAACTTCTGATGCTTTGGGCAAATCCAGTTTCTTTTTAAATACTGGTTTTGCAAATTCAAATTTAGGTTCTTCTGTTGTAAAATTTTTTCCAGTATGACCTTCTTTAAATTTTTCTAAAGTATATTTTTTATAAAGTTCGGAGTCAACCTTTTTTAAGAAGTTATTAAAAGATAAACTAACTCCACAGTTATGGCATTTATAATTTGCATTATTCTTTACATTGTAAATATATCCACGCGCCTTAGTTTTGTTCTTTTGAGAATCTCCACAAATTGGACACCTAAAATTATACAGGTCTTTCTTTACAAACTTAAACTTTTGAAGACGAGGAGCTATTAGGTTAATAAACCTAACGTCAACATAATCCATAACAATTAATTTGAGTTGACCAATACTACCATCCCCAGAACCTGCTGTCAACCTCCAAATCCATTAAACAGACACTAATAACGCTAGTCCATTTAATGACTGTGTTTGTTAATTCTTGTAGACAGTAAACTGAGTCAATATTCTTATGTTGTTTCTTAATCATGGTTCTAACTAAACCATGATTATTTATTTTGTGCGCTCTATTATAACCTGTTGTGGAGCGGTTGGTTTTGGTATAAATCCGTTGAATAATGTAAGTCCCAAAACAAAAACAGCAAGGACTCCTCCTGCCTGCCATCTAAACTTTGATAACTCATCCAATTTTGTTTGAATTATTTGAAATCTTTGTTCTATTTCCTGATGCTCTTTATTATTATCTTCCTTCATCTCATCAATCATTTTGATGAGAAGGTCATCATTCTTCATGCTTTGCTCAATCCTTTCGTCGTGCTTTGCAAGGATTGTTGCAATGCGAGAATTACCTTCTGAAATTTTATCAACCGCTGCTTCTAACTTTGCTAGCATTTCGCGGGATAAATCTTCGTAAATACCGAGTTTAGATTCAAGAACCGCTAATTTTGATTCTTGGGAAAACATATTACCTCTTTTTGTTTTTCCTTAAAAATTTACTGTATTCTTTTGGAAGTCTTCTCATAACTTTAGTTCTTCCATCCATCACAGGGTCAAATCCAGCAACTGTTGTAGGTTCACCTTTTGACGTATATCCACCACTTGTTCCTGGGGCATTAGCAACCATATTTTCTCGAATAATTTGAATGATTTTATCAAGTGGGTTCATCTTTATAAACCTTCCGTAGTTCTGCTAAACAGTGAATGTCAACAGGAATATCGTGGATATAAGTTTTAGGATATTCTGGGAGTCTATTCAAAAATATAATAAATGTTTTCATTACATCCCATAAATCCCTTTCTATCTTATAAAAGAGCATTGGTGTAGCTGCTTCTCCAAAAATATTATAAAGAATTATAAAATGATTAATCAAAAGATGAGTTTTCAATTGACCACTGTTTCTATACCTTTTAAGTAATCTTTTGATATACTTAAAATGATTTAGGTCTTTATCAAAATCATCTTTTGTAACCGCTTGAGGGTTCTCATAATTTTTTATAGCAAATAATAAAAAATTATCTTCATTCAATTCAGTAAAATTCATATTTTCAACTATCTATCAAGCAAGTGGATTGCCGTCATAAATTGGAGTATTACCAGTTGTAATTCCAGACATTGCAACTAGAGTTTCCTTTTTAACTCTAAGATTGCCGTGTTGGTCAACATAGGTAGTAACACCAACCCATCCACCATGAGTTAATTCATAAGCAGTTGTTGCTGAACTTTCCAGTCCAGCAGCAGCAACACCGTAAACACTCTTACCATAAGTACCACTTGATCTAGTGATATTTACAGCAGCACCACTTGCAAGAGAACTTGCAATTGTTGAACCAAAGGATACTGTAGTAGAAGCAATGGAAACAATTACTTTAGAGACACTACCACTTACAAAAGTATCTCCAGCAATAATTCCCGCAGTTGATGCGATTGCAACAGTTGCCACGCCAACAGCAGCAGTTGAAGCTACACTTGTTTGAACTACAACTGTGGTCTCCGCAGAGTTACTCTGCACATTATATTGAGTGTAATTGCTATCAATAACTGTATATTTTGGAAGTTCACTAATATCAAATGCCAATCCAGAAATTGCTGCTCCACTTAAACCAGCAGTTGATGCAATTGATAGTTGTTGTGTTCCAGCAATACTAACAATTACAGCATCGCCAACATAGGTGCTATCAGTTCTACTACCAAATCTAATTACATTTCCAGTGGCAGCAGCACCAACTTGACCAAACGTAGTTCCAGAACCAGTAACAACAAGAGTAGCATAATTCAGAGAGACTGTACCCCCTGAAAACTTAGCATCATTATTTCCCCAGAGTGCCATGTGATTGCCTAAGATAACTATTTTCTTTTTTTATTTATAAAAACACTGAGGTAGAAAAAAAGGACCTTTTATTTTTTAGGTCCCTTATGAAGAACTACTCTTAAAAAATTTGTAGTCAAATCCAGTAATCCATTTTCTTCAAATCTTTTTGTTTTTGATAACCACTCAGATGTAGTAAACAATAGACCAAGAATAATGGTTACTCCCCAGTTAGTTACAAAACAAGTAATCATGCTTGTGGTGTAAAGAGTTTATCTTTAACCAATTCATAAACTACGTTGTCAATACTATTATCTGTACTATCAACGTACTTCTTGAGCAAGTCTAGAACAAGATTCTTGACCGCTGGATGTGTTGCAATTTGAATTAGAAGTGGTTTTACCACTGCTACTACTGCGCCCATGATGACCTCCGTATGAGAGTATCCTGGCCTATTTAGTATCAATCAAATCTAGAAGACATATTATCTCTTGCTCTTTGAGCATCAGCACGACGTTTTGCAACTTTTTGTGCGGGAGATGCTGGAGCACCATATTGTCCTGCAGTAGGTGGTTTCTTACCAGGGACTTTCTTTTGTCCTCTTGGTTGAATAGCACCACCAGCACCCATCCTTCCAGCACCCATGGTTTTGTGCATATGTCTCATTACTTTTGAATGAGTATCATCACCACCCATGGTTCCACCTTTAGTTACTGGTTTACCAGTTTTATAATCCTTACCCTTTTCTTTTTCATAACGATTTAATTCATCAAGTTCAGTCTCCTCTTGATATGCACTTTTACGTGTTGCTAAAATTCTTTCTAACTTTGCTTTAGCATTTAAAGTTTGCTGTTGTTCAGTGTCTTTTTGTTTTGGTGACAACGATGATTGTGGATCTACTGCTTCTTTTGCCTCAATTTTTTTAGCAATTTTATGTGCTTTTTTAATAGTCGATTTTTCTAGTGGTGGAGTGTCACCAGTTGACTTCATCGCTGCTGCCATACCGATTGCATAGGGTTCTCTTGCTGCTTCAGGAACACAATTAGGAACCTCTTTACCATTTTTAATTTTTGTTCCTCTAGCAACTTTACCAGGCCAACACTTACTAGCACCGACATTTTTACGTGCTTGTGCAAGATCTTCATCAACTACATCACCTTCTGGTTCAAAAGATGATTTTTGAAGATGTGCTGCTGCTTTATATGCAGGGTTGCCTGACTTAAAGTTTTGCCATGCTTTAGTATTTCCAGTCTTATCTGCTTTGGTAACAACCATTCGGGTATCTTTTGGTTCCTTTTTTTGACCCCCATAAACGGCTTCATCCATCTCATAAGAATTTTTAAGGACTTTGTGTGCTGCTTGTGCTGCTTTTGCAGTTGCCTTTACACCAGATGCTACTCCTTTACCAAATTCAGATGCACCCTTCGCTGCAACTTTTACTGCCTTACCAGCAGTTGCGGTTGCCGCTTTATGGCGCTCCATACCTTGCTGATATGCCTTAACAGCACCAAGAACACCTCTAGCAATCCTATCCTTTAAAGGTTTTTTAGCAGGTTGTTGCTTTTTGGCACTTGCAACAGCAGATTGTCTTTGCAGTGCTGCCTTCATTCCCGATGGTTTTGAAGAAGATGCCTTCGATTCAGAATCTTTTCTTGCTTGCTTTTCTTTACGAAGTCTAGCAATAGCAGCAGTTTTTGCACCACCTTTAAGAGAACCTACAGATTTACCAGCTTTGGTTTTTGGTTCTACTCTTACCCCACCTGCTCTTGCTTCAGTAAGGATATATTCTTCAGACAATTCAAATACAAATTGGACAAAATCTTCGATACCAAGTTCTTCAATTAAAATATCTACTCCAGTAGAATTTAATCCTTCTTGATAAAAATACTCTGATGCAATATCAACAGATTCTAAAATACTTTCTTCTTTTAATTGTGGATTAATTACAATTTTATTATTTACATTTTTCTCTGAAATTTTTTTAACATCACCATTTTTGGAATTTTGAATGACTTCATGAAGTTCATTTCTCCAATCTGAAAATTCTTCAAATGATTCTTTTCTTACTTTTTTATTTCTAGTGTCTTGCCCATTAGGAGTTCCACCAGTTGCTCTTTGAATAGCATTATGAACTGCTCCTGCATGTTCTTTACTTCCACTTTCAATCTTACCATCCCCATCATAATCCTTCTTTGCCTTTTTGCCACCTGGTTTATGTTGAAGAGCAGCAGCAGTTTGTTCACCCTTTTTCTTTTCACCCTCATATGGACTACCATATGAAGTTCCAGTTACAGATTGAATTTGAGGATTGGATCTCAGTTGATGAATTTTTGTTCTAGAAGCATATCTACGATATGGTTTTCCATATCCTTTTGCTGGAGTAACTAAAACTTTTTGCTTATCTTCTTCTTCAATTTGATCAACTTCTTCTTTAACTCCACCACTAAAAAGCATTGCCTTTGCAGCATCCTTAACTGGAGCTGATGCACTAGAATTTTGAAGTGCTTGAGTAAACGCTCTCTCTAAAGGAATACCTTCTCGTCTTGCCTTGTATCTTGTATCGTATGCAAGTTGTCTTGCTTGCTTTTTAATATTGTCTTCCCCGCCACCACCAGCAGCATCCTTTTTATCACCACCAGATCCGCTGGAAGATGCAGATGATTTGCCTAATTGAGGTTTAATTTTTGCTTCCATCTCAGTCAAGTAAACTTGATGGAGGTCTGTGATGATATGCTGTAGTTTTGCCATTACTCTAATTAGTTAATGCTTATTTTTTGCCTTGTATTTATTTATGAAATTTCTAATTTTCTTTGTATTAGTCATTCTCATAACATATTCCCTAAAAGCATCAGTCCCAACCTCCCTTTGAGTTGCAGGAACTCCAGATACTTCTGTCCACTCTTTTACATCCCTAATCCAAGACTTAAACATTTGTTCATCTTCAGTTACACAAATTAAATGATTGGTTCCTCTACGAACAATCTTACCAATCATTCCAGTTTTTATATTTTGAACAAAAGTATGTTCGTTAAAAATTTCTCCAGCAATATATCTTTCTCTAAGTTCACGTTCTTGATTCCTATCAATTGATTCTGCTGGATTAATTTTAACAGTATTCTTCTTTCTAAAACTTGGATTTTGTGTGGCGACTGGTCTTTGATTTGCTGCTGTTCTAACTTGTGCAGGGTCTTGTCCACCAACTACTTGATTTTGATTATAAAACTTTAATCGACCACCGACATTTTTTGCAATAAACTCTCCAGTATTTTTATCATGATATCCACCATGACCATCTGGCACAAGACCTAATCTCCTGCCATGAATAGTGGCAAGAGATTTAGACTCATTTACAAACTGAGAGAATGTTTTCATAATTGTTTTAATATACAAATATTTATCAAATCAAATTTCCTTGTCTCTACGTTTTGTGATGTACCCGCGAGTCCAAATACCCCCGCGCACACCATATATAGACCTCGACTTTATTTTAATTCTACGAGATCTTTCTCCACCACGAGCACCAAGAACTGGTTCATAATCCCCCTGCAGCGAAGTAAGATTTCCTTTTCTGACTGTCTTAGTAGTAAATCTCAAACTTATAATTTTACCATTAGATGTAAAGTTTGGTCTACCTTGAACAAAAAAGTCTACACTATCATGCCCAGAAGATCTAGAGTAATCTTTACCAAAAACAGATTGTTTTTTTAGATTATTATCTTGTATTTCTCGCCAAACAGATGCATAGTCCTTTTTATAAGTATCCCAGTTATCAACTACAACTTTTTTAAAGTCTTCAACCTCCGAATTGTTGACGATATCTGTTCCTGCTCTTTCTGTTATACCTCCATATTGTTGGAAATCAGTAGCAGTATCTCCTTTCTTATAAGACAAGAATCCTATCTCATTTCCATCATAATCTACAATAACAAAGTCTGCTTTTCTAGTTCCTATTCCACCAACAAATCCAGCAACATTAAAGTAGTACTTATTCCTAATTCTTAAAGTAACTGGCATGTTGTTACCAAGTTCTTGAATCTTTTGGTTGATATTTTTTAAAACTTCTACCTCTGTTCTATCTCTAGGAGTTCTTTTTAAACCTGGATGTTTTTTAAAGACTTCTTGAAGTAAACTATTCCAAATAAAATGATTTATAAAATCTCTACCATTAGAATACTTAAAAAATATTCTAATTCCCTTTTCCTTTTTACCAATTTTATAATAGTTATCAATATAAATTGCTTTAAATGTAGACCCTCTTATTTTATCCTCACGAAAAGGGATATTAAGATCCTTTAAAACATCATCAACAAGTTCAAATGTTGATACTCTATCATCTGCTCTTACAACAATTCTTGCATATTCTACAGAATTTTTTATTGTTGGAAATTGGTCCTTTACAAGTTTTATTTTACCATCGGAAATTTTGTCACTCAGGAGTCGATATATGGTATCCGCAGTATAATTTCCTGGATTACTTTGTGCCATCTAAAAGAATGGATTTTTTTTATTTAGATACCCAGTATAGGACTTGAACCTACACACCATAAAGATAACAGGACCTAAACCTGTCGCGTCTACCAATTCCGCCAACTGGGCATTATAAAAATCCAACAGAATAATCTTTATCTGTAATATAATCTATACACAGAACAGTTCTGCAAGATTTCATTTTATTCTCAACTCTATGTTTTGACATAGGGTGAAATATATAGAATGATTGGTTGATAAAAGATTTAGTCTCAACCTCACCATTATCATCCATTATTTGTATTATAGCATCATCTGGGTCATTTGGGTCAATGTCCAACCCCCAAATAATTCTAAGTAATTTAACACCTGGAATATAATCTTGATCAATATGCCAATTTAAAAACTGTCCAGGGTCTAATGCATTAATTGCACAAGCATCAGTCAATCCAACTTCTAACAAAACACTCGTCAAGAAGGGTAACGCTGAGGTATTAAAAACCACAGGTGTTCTTTCAGCAAAAAGAGGCGCAAGATGCCAACCAAATTTAGAAGAATTTCTTTTTTCTGCAGAAAAATAAGAGGAATATCCAATAGGATATCCTCTATTTTGTTTTTTAATATATTCGTTTTGCTGTTCAGTAAAATCTCTAAATTCTAACCTATTGAAGTTATTCCTATACTCTTCTAAAATTTTATTATAATTATCATTTAAAAGAGATAACTTTGGGTGAATATCTTGATAGGATAAAAATTTAGACATACATTCAAAGATCGCCTTCTACACGATTCTCTGAGCGATACACATCAAAAGCACCTTCAGGATAACGAGCACTTAATTTTTCATAATTCATTTGAAGAATCTCATCAAAATTAGTGCCTAGTGCCATACACGCTTGGGCAATATACCAACAAATATCTCCAAGTTCTCGCTTCATATGAAAAATACTTTCATCATTATACGATTTACCCTGAAGGAAAATTTTCTTCACAACTTCGGTAAATTCACCTGCTTCTGCAGTCATACCAAGAGCGGCAGTTAGAAGCCTAGGAACATCTGCATCAGTTGATGCTTCAAGTTCAGTGAGGCGGGACAGAAGATTTGATAGTTCGCTACTTGCAGGACTAGTAGTTTGACGAACAAAATCAATATACTTATTACTATCAATAACTTTATTTTCTTTCATAGTAAACTCAAGAGAACCATCAGTGTTTTCTTTTTTTGAGATTGTGAGTGTCATGTTTAATTAAGATACGAATACAGTTTATCAAAAATCAGGAATTTTGTCTAGTGTTGCCATAATGTATTACGGTAACCTCACTGGATTTAAACTTTCTCCAAGGGTCAACCACAATACTTCCTTTAGGTACGTCACAGTATAATTCATCACTTTCTGGAGCGTCCCAATATTTGTATGTAGTTGTTGCACTGTGCGCTAGTAGAAATACTGCAGGACTTTGTGGTTGATAATTGTCTCCAGTACAACTATCAACATATGTTGGAGATTTACCAAATTCTTCACAATAATGACCAACTAACAAACTATAACTTCCATCAAGATGCGATACTCTTGGTTTATAAGATTTTCCATGAATGATAATTGGAAGATTATATTTGTTAGACAATTCAACAAGGTATTTTGCTAAGTTTTTAGCTTGACCTTCTCTAGAACCCATAACAGATTCAAAAATATCATATCCAAGGTTTAATTTTTTAGACAGATATCTAAGAGCAATATTATCTCTTGGGTGACATGCACCACCATCACCCATCCCAGCAGTCATATAAGATGAGTTAATAATTCTTGTTCCTGCAGAACAGAGAGCATTTGTTACAATATCTACGTTAATATTTCCTTGGCGCATCGCAACATCTTGAATCATATTAACAAATCCAATTTTGGTGCTGATAAAAGTATTGTAAAAAACTTTAATACATTCACATTCATCCCAAGTTCCTACAAAATATTTTGGAGAATTTTCCATGATTGTTTTGTAAAACTTGATAAGTTCTTTAGCATCTCCTGTTGTATTTCCATCTTCTGTACCAATCATAACCATTTCAGGATTTACCATATCCCAACCAACTGTTCCCATGGCGATAAGATAGGGATTATAAACAAATCTTGCATTTGTCATTAATGGTTTGAACTGTTCTCTTGTTGTTCCAGGAAGAACTGTAGAAATTAAAACCACCAACTGCCCATTTGCTACAGAATTTACTTGACTGAGGCATTGTTTGACAATTGAATAATCAAAGTCTTTTGGTTCCAAGTGCATTGATGGTGTACTTCCATCATAATCTGGTTCATGTGGAGTTGGAACAGCAACAAAGATAATTTTACTTTTTTTAACTACTTCTTCTATAGAAGAACAGATATTAATTAAATTACTTTTTTTAAATTCAATATCATATCCATAAACATTATGATTTTTAGCAGCAATCTCTGCTGCACATGGAAGACCCAATTTACCAAGCCCAATAAACCCAATGTTCATGCTTCTCTTTCCAAATCTAAAGTTACGCAGTGGAATCCTCCACTAAGAGTTCTTTGATGCCTCATTGGAAGCATTGCACATTCTATGCCATATGTTTCTAAAATTTTTCTAGTTGGATGTTGATGTTCTTCAAGAGCAACTAGATTTGGAGAAACACTAAACAAATTCATGTTACACCACTCTGAGGCATTATTATAACCTGGATAGTATCCAATGTCTACTGGGTCTGGCGCATTGATAATTTCCCAAGTATTAAATGGATATGGAAGCATATCTCTATGTTTTACTCTTGTTGGATTTACCATCATCAAACCCTCACGTAAAAAAGCTATAGTAGTATCAATATGAACAAAAGTGTAGATATCTTTTACAATCCTAACTGTTGCAGAAGAACCCAGATTATTTTGTAGAATAGTTGCTCCAGCAACGTTACCGCTATTTGAGATTAAATACAAAACTTCTTCATTAGCACGAATTGCATTTGCAGCATCAAATGCTGGGGTTAACTCAGTTAGTGCTAGTACTGAAGGATCACCAATACAAGATTCATCATATAAATCATCATGATATGAACAGGGAATTTCTATTGTTCTTGGAATATGGTGAGAAAAAGACCTCCAATTACCTCTTCTTGCTCTCAAAGGTTGTGGAGTTGCCAAGGATAATTCACCATGAACAAATACACAATCCCTTGGACAATAATTATAATATTTTGTAGGTTCTCTATTTGGTCTTAAAACTTCAACATTTTCACCAACTAAAAAATTACAAAAAGTTTCAAGATCTTCATTTGCCTCATCAATTACTTGTTGTGGATATAATCCCGTTTTAACATCAGATACATCTTGAATTCCAGCATAATTAATTGTCCTTAAACTTTTATCCATTGTTGGGATAGTTGCATGATCTGCAACACCAACAATAACTTTTTTTAGTTTATCCCATTCGTTTTTTGCGTACATAATTCAACTCGTAGTTAAAACCATTTTGTGGTCATTTTCTTTTCCATATGTAAAGAAGTCATCTAATGTAAATTTTAGATGTTCCTTCATCCACCAATAATAATATGCACATCTAGATTTTTTATGGTGAATTCTATTTATTTCTATACCAAACTCTGTGCTTGAAGATTTAATATTTGTGGTTATTAAAGGTATAGAATACGTTCTTCCAGTATGTCCGATGAGATAATCTACTGTTGTAGAACTCTTATTAAACTTATCAATTGATACAACTTTATCAAATCTATACTTATCTCCATAACAATGCAATTCTAAAATTTTTTCAACGTATTCTCTAGTCAACATGACTGGTCCAAAATAACTATGTCTTAATTTTGGATGTAAAAAGAAAGGGATAAACTCTTCAGATTCAAATCCAAGTTGAATACAATCCCAATCATAGGGAAGTCTACTCATTAAGTAATTCCAATCAAAATTCCAATATTCAAATAAATTCAAATCATAGTCATCTTCCATTAACAACAAATAATCATCTTGTTTAGTATTAATCCACCGTTTAAGGAATTCTAAATGAGTAACCGCATTCCCTAAGGCATATGCAGGTATACCAGTTACTTTACCCACAACAAAGTCAGAACCCCATTCATTTAATTCAGAAGCTAGAAATTTAGATGCAGATACTCTTGTAAATTTTAACTTCCAGTAATCAAACTGGTCTTCCATATATTCTTTTCTGTCAATCCTATTGTCTAGATTAACATAATATATGTGAGGAAAATTATTAAATCTATTTTTTAAATCCATAACGATTAAAAATACTTAGATACTTTCTTAATCATCCCAACGTCGTTTTGTTTTCCATATGTAAATATCTCATCAAAACTATGTCGTTTACTATCATTCCTCCACCAATCATAGTAAGCAAGTCTTGATGCTTTTGTAATAATATATCTTTTAGTTGTTTTATCAAAAAAATCTGTATGGTTTGGAAACATTGGCAAACAATATGTTTTTCCACAATGTCCCAAAAAATAGTCTACTGTGCCAGACTTTAATCCATAATTTTTATTTGCAATATAGTTTGTAAGATTATATTTTTCTCCTACACAATGAAGTCTTATTAATTTTTTAACATATCTCCTATTAAGCATCGAGATGCCAAACGTATGAGCTGGCATGATTGGATGTAAGTAGAATGGAATATAATTTATATTCTCAAATCCAAGGAGTAAAGAATCCCAATCATAAGGAAGTCTACTCATTAAATATTCCCAATCAAATTGCCAATAAATTTCTAACCCAAAATCTAGAGTATCTTTAGAAATTATTAATCTATCTTCTTCAGTATTGTCATACCAATTTTTTAAAAACTCCAATACGCTAATAGCATAAGCTGCTGTAGGTATTGGTAATTTATATTCCTTTAAATTAATCAGTAGATTCTTCCATTCAGATACATTATCTTTTGTATATTTAATTGGTACTCTTTCATAATCTTGAACCCGCATATTACTTAGATTACGATCCATATGCTCATCCAAATGAGCATGTTCATCATAGTTAAAATAATATACTTTTGGTATTCCTTTTAATTTATCTTTTAAATTCATAATAAGTTAGAAACTCTTCTCTACAATTCAGTACTTCTGTTCAAAGTATTTATCGTCCCATAGGGGGAAATTATTTTCTAAAGTAGTCAAGATAAAGTTCCCCATATAATTCTACACCTTTATTTGATATATCATATGTCCTAAACCTCTCAGGTTTTAAACTCATTCTCTCATGGTCATCTGATCCATATGTAAAAAATTGATCTATAGAATACAAGTCTCGCTCATGTTGCCACCAAAAATAATAAGTATTTCTTGCCATAACATCACCCTCTTCTCTAAAAAATCTTTGGATGACACTATTATTTTCAAAACTTCCAAAATTTGGATTGATAGTAATTAAAGGTAAGCAATAAGTTCTTCCAGTATGCACCATAAAATAGTCAACTGTTCCAGATCCAGCAACATCGTTTTGCCTATTCCATGCAGCATTACAAACAGTATTAACTAGTTTATATTGATCCCCAACGCAATGCAAATCTAATAGCTTCTCAACATAACCTCGATTTAACAAAACTGGACCAAAGTCATGAGCTGGTTCAATTGGGTGCAAATGAAACTTCAATGCAGTTGGATTTTCAAATCCCATCAAAATGCAATCCCAATCATAAGGCAATCTTTCTATAAGATCTCTCCAAGAAAAATGCCAACGTTCAATAAGTCCCAAATCATAATCATCTTCCATTAAAATAACATATTGGTCTTCAGTATTTCTATACCAATCCTTTAGAAAATCCAAATGTGTTATTGCATTTGCGGCAATTGGAACTAACAAGTTATATTCATCAATATCTTTTATTAAATGCTTCCACTTACCATTTTCAGATGCTAGATATTTTGTTCCAGAAACTCTAGAGTACTTTATACCATACTTATCAAATTGCTTAACCATCCAATTTTTTCTATCTAATCTATTATCCAGATTAAAATAGTTTACTAATGGCATCCCATCCAACTTACTTTTTATATCCATATTAATAACCCTTCAGATTTATCCTTAAACACATAAGGTTTTTTAGTGGATATATCAAACATTACCTCCATTCTCCATTCATCATTTTTATTATAATGAAAAAATTCAAATGCAGAATATGATTTACTTCTCACATTCCACCAGTATTCTGTAGCTTCTGAAGATAATTTATCAACCAAATCGTTAACAGTATCACTACCAATAAATTTTTCATTCAAAGAAAATATTGGCAACGTATATGTTATTCCAATATCATAAAAGAAATTGTGCAACCCACCATACTCAAAATTGGGTATTGATTTATCTGGAGTAGTGTAATGAAGTAAAAATTTACCATTTCTATAATGGTAATGCTTAATTCTTTTAGCAAAATAACGAGTAATCATGTAGCAATGACAAGACCCACTATCAGATTCCCATGGGTGCAAGTGCATTTTTATTCTTCGTTCAGCAGAACTAAAAAGTTGAATACAATCCCAATTATATGGAAGATTTTTTGTTAATAAATCCCAATTAAAAAACCAGTTATTAACAATATCAAACTTAATAATATCCTCCATAAAAATACAAGTCTCTGATTCATTTGAATCATACCAATCAATGATTGATTGTAAAGTATTTAAAGTTAATGCTAGTTCTGATGGAGACTGAACTAATTCTTTGTCCAAAACAAGATGCTTCCAATCATCATAGTTATCTTCACGGTATATCTTTCTATATCTACTAAAGTTAGAAATTCCCCAAGATTTAAATTGGTTCTGCATATATTCATTTTTTTCAACATCATCCTCATGATTTAAATAGATTATTTTAGGAATACCAACTAATCTATTGGTTATAGCATTACATGCTATTTCTAATTCTTCTTCAATCATTTTGGCAACACCTTTTTATCATACTGTGGCAACTGTACTTGCATCATCTCATGAACAGATCCACCATAACTCAGGATATCATCTGCAGTATATTTGTGACTATTATTTTCCCACCATTTTTTTATACATGATGTAGCCAAAATATCATAGATTTTATTGTGATATGCACTGATTATAGGATCATACTCTTCATCATTTTCTATATTTTCAATCTTATTATCTGGTGCAATAGCTAGTTTAGGATCTAAACAAAACAAAGGTAACGTGTAAGACTTTCCTATTTGATAGAGCAAAAAGTCATCACTACTATAGGATTCCCTAGGAACTTTCATATCCCTAAGACTATTATCAAGTTTAAATGTGCCATCAGATTTTAAATGTACTTTGATTAGTTTTTCAACAAAAAATCTATTAACAATAAAACAAGCAGCAGAGGAACTATGCCACTCTCTTGGATGCAAATGCATCTTTAACACATGATCGTGACAATAATAAAATTGAACAATGTCCCAATTATACGGCAAACTCTTCATCACCATTTCCCAATCAAAAGGCCAATATTCAACTAAGTCAAAACAAAGGTCATCTTGAACTATCATGCAAACATCAGATATCCCAGACTCATACCATTCAATTAAGGTAGTAAATTCATTCATTACAATTGATGCATCAGATGGTGCAAGAAGCATCAAATCTAATTTATGTGCCCATTCATCTATTTTTGCTGTTGAAAATCTAGAGGCAGAGACTCTAGTAAAATCAGTTATTCCCCATTTTTTAAATTGACCCTCGATATGTTCTTTTCTATCCAATCTATGGTCTAGGTTCAAATAAAAAATAGGAGGCAAACCTTTTAATTTATTATCTAAATTCATTTTTTAAATACCTCCATATTAGGCAAGAAGGGATAATCCAAATATTGAAATCTTTTTGGTTTTTTAAATGCCACATCATTAAATTTTTGAATGCCTAAAGATGCAGTTTCTGGCGTCATATAATAATGATAACCAATCATATCTATATTCTGTTCTCCCCATGGTTTATCGTTAGTTCTTCCATCATAAACCATTTTTTTAAGCGTCGTATATGCCTCCTTATCATCCAATAATATAATTCCACCACGACCAAGATTTAAATGCTTCTTAAATTGAAAACTAATGCACATATATGTACCAGGAATATATGTATTCTGCTCCCATAAAACCGCAGCATCAATTATATTAGTATTCCAAAGATAATAATAATCTGTCCAAATATAATTTTTTTTCCATGTCCATTTTATACCCAATTTTTCAGCAGTAAATGGAATAGAAATATAAGTGTGCTCTGGTATTTGTATATCATTATACTTTTCATATCTAAGACATAACTCTATAGCATGAGTACAACAATCCGTTGCCACAGCATAAGGTGCATTAAAAAAATTAGATATTATTTTTTCAAACCTATTAACTACATCAAATTCCATTTTCATAAAGATTGTAATCCTCACTATACAAATTGTTAAATTCTTCTAAATCTGGTTCAACATAGTCTTGATATATTTTTTTACATATTGAACTGTAATTGGGCATAAAATATTTTGAATTTCTTAAATGAGGAATTTCAAATGATTTATATTTTACTCTTTCAATATCATCTTGAATATTAGTTCTTATAAAATTATTAACTTTAAATGTCATATCTCCTTCCAATTTTATTAATTTAAGATTTCCTTTGTTCTCAAGACACAATCTTAGAAATAATTTTTGAGGAGCTGTATGTTCATCATAGATGTACTTTTTATTTTTAACTTGTTTAACAACCCATTCAATAGGTGGTTTATATCTACACATAAATTCATTCAATCCAGATATCCATCTTTTAGTAGGATCCCTAGTAATTGCAAAGAATATATGTTCAGATTCTACAAAATATTGTGCTAAAAAATCTGGGTCTTTTGCTCTTGGTAATTTATCTAATGGGATGAAATTTGGACAATGAGCATTAAATGCTGTAGTAATAGAAGTACTACCACACTTATCAACATGCATAAAAACTAATTTATAATTTTTTGCCCAGTAGCAATTTACAAATCCTTCTTTATGAATAACTTGTCCATCTATACCTTTTTGTAACTTAAAAGTAAATGCAGAGCAATGTTTTGAACATTGTTCTACAATATCATCTATGACTGCTCTTCTTTTCATATCGTTGCTGTTATCTGCATTGTATATCTATTTTCATCTCCAAGGTTTGCTGCCATATGTGGTGCATCTCCTCTCCACATATAACAATCACCCTTCTTCCAATTAACAATTGGTGTTCGGTTCAATTCAAAATAATGCCCAGATTTCCAGTCATTTAAAAAGATTAAAAATCTACACACATTATTTTGGTCTTCAATATTATATACCTTTCTATATCTAGGATACGTATCTTGGTGTTCTGGCATAATAGTTCCAGGTGGCATACAATATACGGACAAAGAAGTATTTTTTACTTGATGTTCCTTTTTAATTTCATTCACAATATCATGACACCATTGTGGAACTCCTCTATATTCTTCCCTTAAAAGACCAGTATAGTTCACATACAAATGCCCCAATGATTTCCACCGATTAACGGTTTCATCATCAGGGAATTGTCTTCTATCTGGATATTCTATATTAGTATAATCTCCGATTATATCGGGATTTATGCTTTTTACTCTATAATTCATTGTGGTAAATATATATTATTTTGATTTTTACTGTACCAACAAGGCAAAGTATACCTCTCACCACTTATTACTTTAGTGACTCCATGATAAGTACGAGAACTAAAAAATATTATTTTACCTTTTTTAGGGTTACATGTAAAGTTATCACTTGGGAAGTATGTCTTTCCTCCAGTAAAATTATCGTTTAAATATAAAACAGAACTATAGTCTCGATGATTTTGGTCTTGATGAACTTCCATATCTATTCCAGGGAGCATTTGAACAATGCTCCAATATTCCAAATATAAATTTACATCTAAGTTATCCCTATAAAATAATTTAGATAAAGTTTGAATGGATTTAATTTGAAGTATAAGAAGATTGGATAATAGTATCTTATCTTCAACTAAGTAAGGACACAAAGTTTTATCTTCAAAATAACCTTCTAGATGTATATTCCTAAAATTAGTATTATTAAAGTATTTTACTAAGTCATCACATATAGACTCATCTAAAAAATTTTCTATTTCGTAAATCACATTTAAAATTTAAAATCGGAGAATAATTTTTTAGCAGAAGATTTTTTTTCTTCATATTCATATTCTTCTTCCTGCCCACTATCGGTAATATTATTTTGGGCACTTTGTTCACAATCATACAATCTCATTTTTGCTCTATCAATACCCAGAACAAACCGTTTAAATACTGTAGGATCATTATATCTATTCTTAAGTTGCTTTACCATAATCTGTCCAAGTTGCTCCAACTCTTCTGTGCTAATAAGAGCAAACATAAGGTCGGCAGTAGCAGGAAGACCAAAGGATTCAGAAGTATCAGTAAGTTCAACATCAGAGTTGCCATAACCTGAACGAGTAGTTTGAGTGGCAGACATGATTGGCACATTGAATTCGACTGCAAGACCCCTAAGTTCCTCAGCAATTGCCTTGATATACGAATAAGAATTAACAGACATGTTTCCCCGATACCTGCTGGAAGCACAAATATTAAGGTAATCGATAAAAATAATATCAGGTTTAAATGACTTCTTAAGTGTAAGTTCATTAAGCAATGCTTTAAAGTGTCCACTATGCGCTGATGCAGTTGGATACTCTTTAATTATAAGATGTCCTTTTGTTTTATTTACAAGAGTATTAATTTTATTTTCAAAAATTTGTTTTGGTAAATTAATTAATTCTTGGATTGGAACATTGAGAAGGTTTGCATCAATTCGCTCTGCAATTCGTTCCTCCGCCATTTCAAGTGTGATATAGAGAACGTTCCTGCCTTGCAATAAGACGGAACTAGCCACATGACACATGAATAGCGATTTCCCAACGCCTGTCCCAGCGAGAGCGATGTTGAGAGTCTTATTAGGGAGACCACCTTTTGTAATTTTGTTGAAATACTCCAGGTCAAACTCAATCTTATCTTCCTTCCTGTGGTAAAAATCATAACGTTCTTCATAATTTTGTAAGTAATCATGACCAATATTGTTATCAAAAGATACTGCTAGGGCATCTGAAAGAATATTTGGAATAGCATCTCTTGTTTTTTTCTCATCATTACCATCAGCAATGTGAATAGATTCCATAAGTGCAAGATAAATTGCACGATCTCGGCACCATTTTTCAGTTGTATCAAGTAACCACTGTTGGTCTACAGGAGAATCATCAAGAGAATTACTAATTTCTCTAATTTCTTTAACTTCAGACTCAGTAAGATCTGTACGATTTTCTAACTCAATGCCAAGTGCTTCTAAAGTAATTGCTGAACCATATTTAACAATAAATTGAACAACTTCTTCAAAAATTACTTTTTCAGTTACTTTATCAAAATAAGTTGGTTGAATAAATGGAATAACTTTTCTAGAGTAATCTTCATTAAATACTAAATTTCTGAGAATGGTTGTCTCAATTCGTTCCATAAGAGAATTCTTTTTTCGCGGCAGCATCAAGTTGCTGCATTACTTCTTCAGTGAAATATTGATCAGGATTTTTTAGAATCTCCTTACCATATATTTTTTTACCATTGATTTCATAGCGTCCTGCTACATTCTTCCAGAGTCCACCAATCTCACCAAGTTCCAGAAGACCATAGTAACGATCAAGACCGCGCTCATCATAATACAAACGGACTTCAACATCTTTGTTCTCCTTACTCA